GGAGGCCGGTGAACTCCATTAAATGGGCTTTGGGGTCTGGAAGCGCTATCCATCCTCCATCGGTTGTAATGATGAGATGGCCCCAATCCCATTCTAAATTTTTAACCTCATACATTTTTCCCAACACCCACGCCCTAAACTTAATCTCTCTCATTCCCCTAGATTCAGCATCCTTGTGAACATGTCCTTGTACGCTTCGTTCTCCTTGGCGAGTTTGTCCCGCTCTTCAACGAGTTCAACGTTCAACGTTTGCAATCTGCGGTTAGCCTCCTTTAACTCAGCGACCCGCTCAACGAGTGTTTCAATTTGCATCAGTTCGCCGTACATTAGGATTCCCCCCTTGCTTTGGCGATAAGGTTCCGTAAGTCCTCCGTGAGTTGCGGATGAGCGACTACAAAACCTAAGCAATTCTCCAGCGCCTCCAACAGTTCCGGCGCAGCGGCGATGAGTCGGGCGTTAGCCACTTCCTCTGAATCAACGTCAACGCCGTAATATCTGTTTTGTAACGACGTAGGCACATAACAAAGCGCAATGAGAGGTTGTTTCCCATCTCTGTGGTCTACGTTCTGTGCATACACATAAGGCTCGCTAGCACAATTCTCTCCGTCCCCTTCAGGCTCCCAATCCCACGGTCCCGGTGTATGTGCCATCTACGCCACCCCCCTGTATTCACCGTCATCGCATAGTTTTTCGACAACGCATCCAGTGTGCCCCTGTAACCGCCCGTACCGATGCGCATCGTAGGCAGACATGTGCCAACTGACGTGATCCTTGCATGTCAAGCGGTATGGAAATATCTGCGAACCGTGGTCTTTCAATGTACCAACACCCTTTCGTTGTTCGCCCGTCTTATCCTGGCTATTAAGGCCCTCTGTTTTTGGTTGACGAGCCTGACGTATTCCAACATCTCCCGCAATTCGGTGTTCTCCGCTCTTAACCGCTCAAGTTCTTTTGTCCATCCGTTTTCGATCATCATCAGAACCCCCCAAATTGGGCATCTGAAAAGACTGCCTCAGAGTTTTTCTTCCCCCTGATGCTGACTGGCGACGCAGACCCTGAAAATGTCATCGTCTTACCCTCGTAATGGAGCGAGTAATGCCTGCCGTTCTGCCCCCTTCTCGTTTTGGCAACCGAACAAATGATCCTGGGAGTCGTGTCAAAGTTAGGCGTACCGTCCTCACTTGTCGGGGCCTTGTCTTTGAAGAGTTCAAGTACTACGTCGGCAAGCCTCCTGATGGAGCCTCCACCGAGGCCCCTGCCAGTTCCCACGTCGCCATGTCGCTGATTAGCAAGGGCAATTTCGGACATTTGGTTCAAGACAAGGAAGGCGCAACCGAGTTCGTTTTTCCATCTGCGAAGGGCAGCCGTCACCTGTCGGGCAGCGTCCAGTTCCGAGTCGAACCCGGCAACCGCGGTCAGGTAATCAAGCACCACCACGGCGGGAGATTCCGTCCTGATGGCTCTTTCGAGATCGGCAACGGTGTAATCCCCGTCAATCACCCGGAATAATCCCGCGTCGCGTTCCGTCAGCGCATCAACGGCGCGCTTGTATTCCGGGGAATCGGACTTGATAGCCTCCAATATCTCCATCTCGTTCAGGCCGATGATGGGCATAAGCCGTCTCAAGTTGACCTGGTAGGCAGGCATGTCAAGGCTCACGAAAAGAACCTTGCGCCCGACCTCCTGCAAGTAGGTATCAACGGCTTTCAGCGCGAGGCTCGTTTTCATGCTCCCCTCTCCCCCGACAAGGGAAAGGATCTCGCCGGGGAGAATGCCGCCCCCCATGTCCCAATCGACGGCATCAATGCCCGTGCGGAAAACTGGCAGTCCGTCCCATGCCTTGACTTGCGCCTCGTAAGCCTCCTGATGTATCGACGGGTCAGAAAGGGCAATCCGCTCCGATGCGGAGCATTCCCGAATGAGCCGTTGTGCTTCCTGTGTTACGTCGGTAATGGCTTTTTTCTCGCTCATGGCGAGGGCATATATCTCCCTTGCCCGCTCTGCCATGAGTCGCCTGACGGCCTTCTCCCTGACAATGGCAAGGTGTCTCTGAAATGTCTGTAGCGTCGGGATCGCGTCGATGTAAGAGGCTAATTCGGACTGCGCAACCTTCATTTTCTGCGCCAGGATGACCTCATCAACGGTGTTGCCCCTCAAGGCTTCGACCTGGACGGCGCGGAATACCTGACGGTGCCGAGTGTCGAAAAAGTCACTCTCTTCCAGCGTCCGGGAAGCCAAAGACAGACATGATGCATCAAGGAGGCATCCCCCCAGGACTGCCCTTTCAGAGTCAAGTGCCATCGGGGGGGTGTCGGATTTAGCCATTTTTTGCCTCCACGACGTTAAATATTTCCGACTGTTTGCCCCGGTAGTTTTGAAAGTGGTCCCGGTAAAGATGCATGCTCACGCCTCCACCTCGACGAACTCATACTCGCGGTACTTTTCCGGTAATTCCGGGGGGATAGATTTGTCGAAGTTTTCCCGTCTCAAGAATTTGGCAGGCAGGGGAACATACTGTTTCTCGTTGGCGTCCGCTTCAACAAGGGTCTGGTAGTACCCGACCCATTTGCCGATGTTATAGAATCGTTTGCCACATTTTTCGCCACCTAGTTCCGGCGGAAATACCGCCTTGAACGCACTCCATGCGTCAAGTTCTCCTTCTGTGCGGGGATATTCGCGCCAGAACTCCTGGAATTTTTCCTTGAGCGTTGCTTCTTGTTTCGGGGTATAAGTTTTCGATCCCTTAAACTCTGACGCTTTCTGTATCCAGTTACGGAGTCTTGACCTGGCATTCGTTTTCTTGTTACCGGGATCAAGCGGCCTGTCAATAAGCCATGTCTCAAGACTGCGAATCTCAGCCTTGAGGTCAATGTCAGGGAAGTCAACTATAAGGTCGCGTAAAAGGGGTAAGTCCTTTGACAGGTCAAAGGGGTAATTGGGGATTGCTTTTAAAAGATTAAGATTTTCGCGCTCGGAAGGGGAAGCGTCGAGGGTGTTTACTATACTCTCCTCTGCTCTACTATACTCTCCTTTACTTTCCTTTACTTTACTTTGTGGGGTTTCCGCGTCAGAAACCTTGCTGTGCGGAGTTTCCGCACCGGAAACGTCACTTGTGCGGGGTTTCTGGTTACGGAAACTAGGTTTTTGAGGTAAATCTGCCCTTCTTTTCTGATACACACCCCCGACATTATCAACAAGGTTTTGACACCAAATGACCTTTTCTGTCTCCCAGAGGTCGCGATCTATCGCCTCAAGTTCTGCCAATAGGTCGAGTATCCGGTAACATAAATCCACTTCAAGGTGGGTTTTCGCTACCAGAAACTCTCTTGTGCTAGGGTTTCCGAGACAGATATAATGGCCATCTGAACTGCCCAATATTTCAAGCAGTTTGAACCAGAAGGAATAACCATCGTTACCCCATTTCTGTTCAAGGATGAACATGGTCTTTCCGTGATTGCATTGATGTGGGAAATAATCTACTGACTGCCGGTTCGGTCTCGCCACTTAATTCACCCCCGGACAAGGGCGAGGTCAACCCCCGCCCTTGTTGTAAACTGTTCAAGCCTCGTCAAGGTCAACGGTTTTGAGAAACAATATTTCTTGCGCGGAATTTACGCCGTCCAAAGCATCTTTATTCAAAGCCTCAAGCATTTCTTTAGCAGTCTTATGAGGCCCCTCAAGAACCCATCCAACATCTCCGTCGGCGGTCATTTGTTCGTCAAAAACCGCTATGTAATACTCCGGCATGACTACTCAGCCCCGCCGTTGATCTTTAACTGTTCCGCGATTTTGTCAGACTTGCTCTTGTCCTCAACGGGTTCCGCCATGTCTGAAATGAAGGGGATGTCGATGTACTCCGCCTGTGATTCGCCTATCTCCGCTTTGTTGTCCAGTTCGATGGCGGTTGCGAGATCCGCACTCATCGGGAGATATTTGCAGAGCCGTTTGATAGCCGTCTTGCGCCACATCTCATCTTCATCGGTCTTCCACGGCCCTGAATCCTGTGCCTTCGACTTGCCTTTGATGTGCTTGACCTGGGCAGGTGTGAGAATTTCAAACTGCGGTTTCGTTGTCGCGTCCTTGAAAAATGCCACGGCATAAACGGCCTTTTTTGCTCCGGGTGAGTCTGTCATTGCGGGGATGTGCTTGATATAACTGCCTGTTCCGTAGTTAACTTCGAACTCGTCAGACTCATAAACGATGTGAGCCTCTATCCCCGCTATCTGTCCAGAGTTCCGTGCGAGTTTGATCAAACCTCTGTAACCCGCCTGAAACTGTGCCTCGTACTGCCCTGTCTTGTTGTTCCGATACGGAATCAGATAGGCTTCCTGCAACGGACCTACGGGCTCGAGTCCGAGCTGTGAAGCGGTGATGACCGAAGCGACAAAGGACAAGGGTTCGCATTCAAGGAGCATCGGGTTCCTGCTTGCCGCTGCTGAAACTATCCGTATCATCTTCTCCGGTGACATATGTGCAGGAAGTACATCTGCAATATGTCCCTTCGCTTTTGCGAGAAGTGCCTTGATGTTGTTAAGTTTTTCCTGTTTGACTGCTACTGCTGTAGCCATGAGTTACGCCTCCTTTTTTGCGGGCTGATACAAGAATCTCCTGTAGCCCGGCTTAGTCCTGGTGTGCTTCAGTATCAGTTCCGTGGGTATTGCTGTCTCGGCAACGATGGATTTGTAGTCAATGTCGTGGCGGTCTTTTGTCTTGCGCCATGTCAACCTTCCCCACTCACCCTCGACTCCCTCGTGGTCGCCTATGATCGCCTTCAATTGATTCTCGGCGTACCGCACGTTGTCCTCTGCCACCTTCAGAAACGCCTTCTGGTTTTCGGCCATCTTGACAAGGCGTTCCACCTCTTCCGAAGATGGGAGCAGGTCAAGGTCTGCCCTGTTGTAGAGCCTAGCGAGCATCTCCGCTGCTGATTCCGATTCATCCACCTGGGGGGGTTCTTTCGGGACAACGTGATCGTTCCAGAACTTGAACGCCCTGTCGTAGAGTCCGTTTATCATGAGGTTGTTGCGCTCGACTGTGTAGATGACAGGCTCCTGACCGCCGATGCTGACTATTACGTCCGCTTCCGTCAGGCCGGTAATGCCCATCTGCCACTGGACCTGGCAGAGATATTCGTCAGGGATATCGTCTGTTCCAGGTTCGCCCCATCGCGAAGCCTGCCGTATCCCCGCCGTCTTGATCTCCACGACTTTTAGCCATTCCCCTGTTTCTGGGTCAACTACTATCCTGTCCGGCGTTCCCCGCATAAGGGACTTTTCGGGGTTGACCAGAAGCCCAGGGTTGATAAGTGTCGCCCCTGTCATCTGTGCGTAAACGTCCGCCAGTACAGGCTCCATCTTCCTGCCCCATCTCATTGGGGCCGTTTCCTGCATCGGCTCAATAAGATCAAGTTTTTCGAGAAATACGTCATATATGGTGTGATAAGGGTTCAATCCGCTGATGGCGGAAATGTCCGTAGCGGTGACACCCTTACGCCGTTCCTCTAGCCACTTCTCCTTGTCGTTCTCAGCGAGGAGCGGTTCTTTGATTGCCGTTGTCGCTTTCATACTTCTACCTCCTCTTTCTTGAGTGCTAAAAACTCTTCGTGCCTGCTACACCGGGAATCCTCAGGATTAAAATCAAAGGGAACGTCGAGATCGCTGAATACTTCGCACTTCGCCCACCCCGTGCCCTCGTCCAGGTAGAACTTCGGGCATGTCTCGCATATCCACTCATCGATTACTACGGGCGCTTTCATGCTCTCCACCCCATCCGGTAAACAGCATGTCCGTTACGACGCTCTGTCTCGATGCAGTACCCCTTCTTACGCAGATTCCATATCCGACTTGCAAGCCGGAAACATCCGAAAGTGTGGAGTGCCTGCATCGGCGTAAGTTCCTGCCCCTCGTCAAGCCACCGGAGAATGGATTCCTCCTGTGTCTTAAGCATTGCCCTGACCTCGCAAATCTGCTAAAATAAGAGTTGTGAAATGGTGATTTTTCTTGTCGCCCCTGCTTGCCAGAGCAGGGGTTTTCTGTTGCTCGCTCCACCTTCCCCGACGGTTGCAATGAAGCCTTTTTGCCTCAATTACTGCCTGCATCTGGTTCCCCTCCCTTAAATATGTTTTCCAGTTCTGAGACTCGCCACATTGCTATGTTCCCCACCCTTACAGGCCGGGGCGCAATTCCCTGTTCGATCCAGCGGTACCAGGTCGTCTTGCCTACGGGAATTATCTGTAACACTCATGAACGCTTCGAGACTGCCCCCGTGGTTTCTGGAGGGTTTGTGTCTATCAGGTCAGATATACGGCATCCGTAGATAGACGCGTAACTACCCAGAGATTCCAGAACAACCCCCTGCCGTCCCGCCTCATGCCTCCAGACGGTGTTGAGGGAATATCCCATCTTTTCGGCTACTTCTGCGAGGGTCATCCGGTTCTTTTTGCGCCACTCCTTAAGCCTAAGCATCTACACCACCTCCTTTCCGATGTCTATAGTAATGGACGTAATCGGTAGAAACAATAGGTCTTAAGTCCTATCTTCTACGGAAATGGTGTAAGTTGTTATACCGAAGAGGATTATTGATATTTGCTACGTATAACGTAGACTTTAGGCATGGGGAAACTATTCGGGGAACGCCTAAAAGACGCAAGGAAGGCTAAAAGGATGACGTTGCAGGAAATAGCGGATGCCCTTGGGGTTTCGCTGAATACGGTCTGGCGATGGGAGGCAGGCAGGCAATCCCCGCCTGATGACCAGAAGAAGTTAATAGCCAATATTCTTGACGTTTCGGTATCTTATCTCCTCGGAGAAGTGGAAGTTATAAAATCCGGCATGGTGGAGGTGAAGTTGTTTGATCTTTTATCCGGCACACTCGTTGAGAAAGGCACGCAACTTATGCCGTCTATCCTGACGACGGCGACGACAATTTTAGTGAGAGACGGAGAAGCGACATACTTCATCGACGAAGCATCCAACCCCACTTCTGGGCAAAGGGCATTACTGGACATAGGAGGTCGGGTCACTATTCAGCGCATTGTTTTCCAAGGAGAGAGGATACAGGTTGGAGGGACGGTACTGGACAAGGAATCAGTAATCATCATGGGAAGGGTAAAGGGAGTGTACCAGAAGTAACTATCCGGAAATCCCGGACAGTTCAGACGGTGACGAATTGTCACCGCTTGACCATTTCGCTGATGTCCACGAGATGGTCAGATGGTTACATTTTGTAACCGGTTGAAATAATAAAAGCCCCCGCCTTTTGACGGGGGCAACCCAGGGGGGGAGGGGAGGGTTAGCGGATTAGACATGAGGGGTATTTACCCCCCATGTTGACCCCCATGTTGACCACGGAAGTCACCACGGAAGTTTAGATTTGATCCAATTCACTATCGGGTCTTTGTACCACACCACGACAGCACCGACAACGAAGCCTAGAATGAATCCCATGTCATCATCTCCAATATATCAGTTTTGATATAATCTTTACGTGTTTTGAATGCGAATACGTACCGGATATATCTGTTAACCAACAAATGCCCGAAAATGGGGTCAATGTTGGTTAGCATTTTGTTCAATAAAAATGTCCGCCGTAAAACGTTACTACGACTGGCTATTTCCGCACTTCTGGGTAACGTTTTGTCCAGTATGCAGTACATAATAAGGTGGCAAGTTGTAAGTCTAACTTACAGGTTTACGGTGAATACGTAAACTTCCTGTGTATCCGGCGTTATTTCGTCAAGCGTGGTAAAAAATGTTCCACGTAAATGGCAATAATTGGTATTTATGCAGTAGTTTTTAGACTACACCTTCGCAAGCCGTTCAAAGGCTTCCCTGTATTTCTCGTAGATAGCCTTGAGTTTATCTTCCCGCAATGAATCCGAGGGCGAACGCTCCGAGGGCGTAGAAGAAGAGGTTACGCTTGTTTGCCCGTCTTTCGGCATTAATGGAGTCCTCCAGTTCCTGTAGCCGTGATCTAAACTGCTCATTGGAGGTCGTCACTTCCGCTCGTAACTCTTCATACGCACTCTCCCACGCTTTGGCCTGTGCCTTGTACGTCCGCACCATCGCAAGCGTATCCCTGGCATCCTGCTCTGTGAGCCAATACCCATCTTCAGAAGTTAACGTTCCTTTGGGAAGGAACATCCAATCTGCGAAACTCGGCAAGCTCAGCGTTGAGAGCATCAGCCACATCGTCACGAGTGAGAGTGCTAATCTCCTGTTTAACATCTTCACGGATTTTTCCGACCTCCTTCCTGACACGTTGGTCAAGTGCGTTGACACGCTGTTCAAGAGCCTCGACCTCGTGCATCATCTCTTGCACGATGGGGGCAACGACAGGAGGAGGCCTGTGTAGCCACCATGCAAGGAGGCCCCCTGCCACAATGACAGATAATATAAGCAATAACTTATATTTGGTCATTTTCTATCCCGCCTCGCTAATTTTATTTTCACCCCGAAGCATTCCCAGGTACTCAACAGCGTCTTCGATCTTCTGGAAGCCTAGCGTCTTATGTCTGTCAGGCCAGAAGATCACAACGGGGATAGCCTCTTTCCCCCGATACCCTGCAAGTTGCTGTCCATACTCGTCGTATCTCTTATAAGAACCACAACGCCCCCAGATAACGGGTTGACCTTTTGATTCCGTTTCAAACATGTACGGGTCGTGCTTATGCCCCAACATCTGGACATCCGCGGGGCCGAAGGTGTCTTCCATTCTTCGTAGAACATTTGTAACGTTGAGGCCAGACTCCCCCTTGAACTTGTGACGGCACCGTATCTTGTATTCCTGCTCTCCCAGGAGAAGGGTGACGCTTCCGCCATGCCAGAGATTGACGGCTCCGCAATCGTTACAAAGTTCTTGTATGAAGTCCCGGTTGCCGGTTTTGTGATCCCAATGGTCGTGACAACCTCGCACGAGTACGAGCGGAGCGATCTGCCGGATGAAGTGCTTGACGAAAACCTCTTGAGCGTAAGGTGGGATAACGACCTCTGTTACCGAGTCCTTATGAATGAAGGCGTTAGCGTTGTCCTTGTAGTCACCAAGCCCGATGGCATAAAGGCCGTCCGTCTGCTCAAGGAGTTCCATGTGCTTCTTGAATAGTTCATAGTCGGCACCCTTCGCCCCCAGGTGCCAATCCCCCGTGAACGCAATGGCGATAGGCTTGTCATCTTCGAGCCTGACTGTGACCTTCGTTTGCTTCAGGTCTCTATCCATGAGGCCGTTATTCACGGCTATGATCTGGTCAAAAAGATCCTCTGCATCCATCTCGTCGGGGAGTTCTTTTTTGTCGATGAACTTCACCTTGCGAACCTTCCCCGCCTTGTCAACCCATCGCTTAACCTGGGCATGTGAGGTCTTGAATACTTCTGCAATCTCCCTGTAGGACGCTTCGGGGTGCTTCTCAAAATACTTGAGAACACCTTCCTCTTTATCGGGCTTGCGCCTAGCGTCAGTTGTCGCAGTCGCTACCGTCATTGGTTTCCTCCATTTGAGGGTATTGTGGTTCTGCAAACGATGGTTCTGTGTATTCGTATCCATACTGCCTGTCTACTCGGTGTTCGTAACCACTCTTGAGGAAATATCCCCCGTAGATCGCCGGAGCCACGATTGACAGGAGGGACGCTATGTTCGGCGGGATGTCCCTGCCCCGGAACAGGAGAATAGCCATCGTCGTCATCAGAAACAGCGTGAACGAGTACACCAGAGGCTTGCTCGTGGGTATTGCTGACATGTCCTTCCATTTCTTCATCATCTGCATAATCCTCTGCCTCCCCCTTGACACGAATAGCCGTGAACCTGCAGTCCTCATCTATCACAAACGAAAACGCATGAACCCCCGCCGTCTGAACGACAGGGGCATCAAAGGCAATAAATGAC